GTGCTCCTTTTTTTTTTTGGTTTATTTATTTACTGCACCGAATAGGGCTCCTAACAGGAAGCCCCCGAGGAAGATAACGCCGACGGTTAAGGGAAGACTATTCACAAGCTTGCCGGGTCCTGTATGTATTGAACGACTACAGGGTCAAACGGGACGTCCTGTAGGTTGTCCCGGACGGCCCCGAGCGCCCACAATACGCCCCGATTGAAAGCTTGCTCATGGGTGACGTCGTCCCGGTCGGATTCGTCCCCACAATACCGACGCTTGGCAAGCTTAGCCTGAGCGCTTTTAAAACGTTCCTGTTCCCGGCTGATAAACTTTAGAAGCTTGCCGGGCGTCATTTCCGCACCTCTTCCATGTCCCGGAGGATGTCGGTCAGGTCCTGATTATTGGTGAACCGTTGGTGCGCCGTGAACGCCTCGAGCTCCCGGACCAAGCTGAAGTTTGCGTAGCAAGTGATCACCCGCTCCATGTCCCCGCTTTCCTGAGCCGATTTCAGGAAGCCCCGGAGCGACTCGAGCTTTTCCTGAAGGTGCTTTTGTACCGTGTGCAAACCGTCGTCAATTCCCCGGGTGTAAATAATATCCCGGAGCCCCTGCGCCTTTACCTTTTCAGCGCTATCTTTGACCGTAGCGCTTTCGGTGCGTTTGCGTGTGAATTTAGTTATCATGCGGTCAACCTAAGCCCGGGCCCGTGTTTATGCAAATAGATATGCGCCCTTAAAAAAGATATTAGAAGCTTAGCGCCTCAGAATTAGCCCGGCTTATGCCCTTAGGTTTGCGTATATGATGTCTTATCATGCCATCATGATGTCACCGGGACGCCCGGCAACGTGTACCCGGGCACGTGCCTTAGGTGTGCTCAGGCTTAGGGCGCCGGGATGCTTTGGGTGGGCCTAAGGCCTACGCCCGGCATGCCTTGGGTGTGCCTATGCCTACCCAAGCTTATCCGGGATGCCTAGGCTTATCGATTCATCGAGGGATGAAAAAAGGGCAAGGGCACCAAAAAGCCCGGGAATGCATAGGGCGCCCGGATGCGACGCCTAGCGCCCGTAGGTGCCCGTGTAGGCCTAGGAATAGATTTGATATCTATCCCCAGCGCCTCAACGTCAACGTGTAGCGCTTGCCCGGTGGCATCCATGCGCTCGAGTCGCCGGAATCGACAGAGAGGCCGGGCCGAGGGGGTAAAACGGAAAACGCCCATACGTAATACCCCTTTGAAATTTTGAAAAATTTTTTAAGACGACCCTATAAACTAAGCAACCCCCTAGACGGTTAGAACGCCTAGAGGGTGCGAGGAGGACACACACAATGGATAAGCTTACAACCAAGAAAAGCTTATCGTATGCTTCAACCTATTGGTGGTGGTTATAGATATGGGTACCTACTAATGGTGGGTGTATATGCGCTGCCCTAAAGGTTACCTTAGGTTATCTACAGCTTAAATAATCTAGATCGCTCCACCACAGATATGTATTTGACTCATCCCCTTCGGGGATTCGTACCATCCGAACTTGTATCAATCTTGTCTGATTTAAAGCCTGTAGCTTAAGATATATATTATCTCTGTACTAATTATAATCAGAGATAAATAAATAGGTCAAGCAAAATCGTACAAGAATCTTACTGTAACTGCGCTGTCGTTAACCCTTGGGCCATCCTAGGGCTGAGCTTAAGGAATTCCTGTCTTTCCATGTCGTATCTGGAGGTCAGCCCTTTGCCAAATAAATCCCACCATTTGCCAGTTACAGTCTTACCATTACGTGTAATAGAGTCAGTCTTATCACCGTAGATTTGTTTGTCGTAGGTTTCCCTAACTTGTCTTAGCCTGTCTTGGAATTCAGAAGGGGACATGCTATTGATCATATCTACCGTGTTATTGGTAAGTTTTGCAGAACGCTTAATAGGGGCCCCTGCCACAGAATTAAGGATAGCCTGAGCTCCACCTTCACCACGCATGTGGGCTATGCTCAGGATAGAAGCTTGGACTGAGGGGTCGCTAAACTTATCGGCTCCTACAGTCTTAGCCCTTTTGGTAAGCAGGGTAGTTACCAGCTGCTTGGTTTCTTGAGAGTCGATGCCGAACTTAGAGATTGAGTTGGTTAGCTCTTTAAATCCGGGGTTACCTTCACGAAAGCCAAAGTATTCCTTTCGGCCTGACTGAATGGCAGTCTTACCCTCAGACTTCATAATCCTATCCACGACTACGGTAGCTATGGTACCCACTCCCCCTTTAGGGATACCCATAGGTTCAGGTGTCTTTTGGGGAGCAGCGGGTGCCGGGGCGGGTGTAGCTTTAACCGGGGGGTTAGTTTGGCGTAGGGTAGGTTTCATAACTGTGTTGGTGTTGGTATTGTTAAGGCTGACATTGGCTGCGATAGTGCTGTCATCAGTTCTCTTAACCTCAATCGTGGGGCTAGATAAACCGAGTGTGCTTAAATCTACGGTCATTTTCCCTTGAGTAGGAAATGTCATATTTGCGTCTGTGGGCCCCGTGGTGACGTTGGTAGGGGTGGGGGCGCTACCCTGACTATTCCCGGTGGTTTCAACCCCCGTATTTTGGCTTATAGGAGCATTTTGTACGGGTACAGAAAGCCTCTTAGGCGGGGGCACGAAGGTATTGACCGGGGTAGGCCCGAAGATAATATCTACAGCCTTATTGGTGGAATAGTCTTCGGGGTTCACAGGGCCTTAGTCTTGAGGCGTTAGAGGTCCAGTCGGTCTTACTGGTTCAGATATTACTGGAGGAAGTACTGTAGGTTCTACAGGGTCTATATTTGTAATCATACGTTTATCCAACCTTTCTTTTGAGTTGACTTACCGATAGCGTTTTCCAAGAATTTGTCCAGTTCTAACTGTAAAAGGTCTTGCTTATGTTCCATGTGAGCTTGCTGCACGTCCCGGGCTAGGGACTCCACCCAATAAGCCACGGCAATCGATAGGGCGTCCAATCTATCGTCATGGGCTAGTGAGCCCTTATCCCGGGTAAGCCTAGCCAACTGGTAGAACAGTCGGTACCTTTCGGCAGTCTCGCCAAGCTCGTCGGCTACGCTTTGGAAGTCCTTTTCGATAACCCGGGGGTCAACGATAAGCCTGTGCTGGTTCATTACTGGCTCAAGTGTGTCAATGATGCGTCGTTCCTTTTGGGTTGAGTGACGGACCTCTTCGATAGTACACGGGTGTGTCTTAGCAAACACGGGCTTGAGAATTTCTCCAAACATACCGTCCCCAAAGTTAGACTCGTAGATTACGTAGTTGACATTGTGCTCCTTGGCTTGGCGTACTAGGGCTTCCAAGGTTGCCTTGTCGTACCCGGACCTAAAGCCACCTATGTCTGTGAGGAACAGCTGCCCGTGTAGACACTTGACGATAGCATAAGCAGTCTCGTCCTTGCCTCGGCCTGACGGGTCAATCGCCATGACTGCCCCTTGGTACTCCGCAAACTCAGTTGAGACTTGCATAGGCCCGTAGTAGCTGTCCCCGTCAAACCCAACGTTAGGCAAATCATTAAGCCTTTTGTCAGGCGAGTTGCACCACACGGTGTGACTAGGACCACGTTTAGGGTCTAGCCCCATGACAACTAGATCGTTGATCTTAAGCGGGTATCTGTCAGCGTCGGAGATGCGGGGGTCGAGCATGAACTGCAAAGCAAACCCTGACCTACCGTAGGACGCCTCCCGGAACATAAGGTCTTCCTCAGAGAATCTTCCCGGTTCAGTACTAGCCCCGGGGGTAGACTCAGCTTGCGAGATAAACGGAGCCAGCCTTGTGCCGTATCGGTTACGCTGCTCATCATTAGGGAACTTGACGGGCCACACCCGGGCTGTATACCCACGGCGCTCTAGCTTTTCGTAAAGACTGTTTTCGGTTTGTGGGGTGCCTAGGAATACAATGCGACCTCCGGGTTTGATAACAGCATCAAATTCCTTTACAGCTTCAGCAAGCTTAATCCGCATAAGCTCAGTCTGTGAGTTGCCTGAAGTCTCCACGTCATCTGCTACTATCAGGTCTGCCCGGCTTCCTGTGATCTGCCCTGTGATACCTACGCTTTTTACTGACGGTGCGTGTGACGCCGGGGCAGGGCCTACGTCAAAGCTTTCTTTTGAGTTACGCTGCTCGTCTTTAGGCTTGAGATGCTGAAGGATTGGGATTTCGTTTATAAGCCTTAGGGTAAACGTTGTGAAGTCTGAGGAGCGCCCCTTGGACGCAGACACAACTAGGATGTTCTTTGCCGGGTCGATAAGCAACTGATGGCATACAAAGGCTGACGTAATCCAGCTTTTTCCAACCCCTCGAAAGGCCTCAATAATCTGACGGTCCGGGCCACTAGATAACCTTTCGGCAATATCGTATTGCAGCTTGGATGGGTCAGGAAGGTTTAGATGCTTCCAAACAATAAACAGGAAGTTCCTAAAGTCCCTTAGTCGGGGGTCCAAAGTCATGTGGACCTAAAGTGTAAGATTCAGGCTATTTAGAGTCGATCTTAAACTTACGGTAAGGAGACATACCACGGGCCTTACGGGAAGCTGAGAGAGCAATGGCAAGCATTTGACGCTTACTGCGCTTCTTACCGCTTGCCCCACGCTCCGAACCTTTTTTCTCGTTATCCTTGCGGAGTTCCCGGATGTTCTTGCCGACGTCTTTACCTAGTGGCATATACTTATTTCTTTTAAATCTTAAACTTGCTAAATCCACCCGTTTTGTTTTTCATGGCGCTATAGCTGCTTGCGCTAACAGTAGACTTCTTCTTGCTTCGGCTAATGCCTAGCTTCTTGCGTCTGTTTATGTAATAATACAGGCCTTTTTTTGCTTTCATGTTTAGTATTTTTTCCCTTTTTTCTTTTTCATATTTAGTTCCTTTCTATTGTTATTGGTTCTTGTTGTTTAACTTCGATACACTCTCTCGGCTCCTGAAAAGGAAGAGCCATAGCAAGATTAAAAATCGGCCCATTCTCACGCACAACAGCGTCCACCCCGTTATCTTTAAGGAACTTGACTGCCACGGACAAGTCTGCGGGGGTCGCCTCGCCCCCTTGTACACGGCCCAAAAGTTCCGTAGCGACTGCTTCATGGAGTTGCCCTAGCTTCTCCTTTACGGCATCTGATACCATTTTAAAGCCCAAGCTTTGATTTAAAAGATTGCCACAGCACGTTAAGCCCTACTGTGAACACAGCAATAACTCCTAGAAATTTCATGTTTTGACCTTCGAGATGCCGAAGGCGCTCGTCGTGCTTGTCAAACTTAGCCCTAAAGTCGCATTGGTTCTTTAACACTTCGTCAAGCTTACCTTCCATTCGGCCCATTGACCTATTTAGCTCTTCCGACATAACACTTATTTCTGCTCTTCTTGGAGGGCGCCAGCAAGCTTAGTGATTAAACCCTGAACAAGTTCGTAAGGGGCCTTGGCAAGGCAAGCAATAATTAAGCCAATCTCGTCTTTAGAAAGCTCGAGTTTCATGCCACTTTCAGTTTAAGCTCTTCTACCTGAGCGCTCAAGTCTTGAATTGCTTTAACAAGGATTGGGATAATGTTGGAAGGACCGACAGCAATACTTAAGCTATCTGGATTTGATTTGTCTACAATGTTGGTAAACTCAGTAGAATTAAATTCTGTTTCTACTGCATCCAACTCTTGAGCAATAAAACCACAAGTTTTTTGGCCCATCATAAGACCATTTCTTGAGTTCCATTCAAAAGTAACAGGATTCATTTTTTTAATAAAATCCAAGCCCCATTGAAGTGGAAGAATGTCTTTTTTGTCTCTTGCGTCTGAGCTTCCTGTAAAGGTAGTGATAAATCCTTCTCTAACTCTAAATGTAGATGTGTTAATGTTCCCGAGGCGAATTGCGTTGCTTTCCGAGGTCCCCGAGCCCACGCCAACAAGATGGCCTATGAAAACGTTGTTAGAACCACTTGTGAGTTCATGTCTAGCTTGGTCGCCTATAAATACGTTTTGGCTTCCAGAAAGTAAAGCAAGAGCAGCTTCCCGGCCTACAGCCACATTACTCGAACCGCCATTCGCAGTTGCTGCTCGATACCCAACAGAAGTATTAGCTGTTCCTGCAAACGTGTTTTTTCCTGCCTCGAAGCCTACCGCAGTATTCCACGACCCCGTACTTAAATTCATCAAAGCACCCGCTCCGATAGCTGTTGTTTCACCAACATAAAATGTCGAACCGTTTTTCATCGCACCAGCGCCTACTGCTACTATATTATTTGAAGTGGTAATAAAATCTGCTGCTTCAACTCCAAGAATAGTATTGGCACCACCCCCGGTCAGCCTCGTAGCAGTATTTGTCCCAAAAACACAGTTTCCATTTCCCGTGCTCAGCAAAGCTGCGGTATTATAGCCACCCACACAAGTGTTATTAGCCCCGCTACTTACTGCGTTACCAGCTAAGTAGCCTATGCCAAGGTTTGAAAAACCAGTAGTAAGGCCAGATAGCGCCCCAAATCCTAATCTAGTAGAAAAAGCATTGGCACCAGACCCGTCTACTTTATTCCCAACGTGGCACCCGTGCTGTAATAATAAACTAGGGATTGCAGTAAGTAAGGTAGTACTAGATGCAGAAATTCTTCCTTTAGAATTTACCGTAAACCTTACGAAGGCCCTGTCTCCTGTTCCGTACTCAGCAGCCGTGACTCCAGTTGTAGACAATTCAGCATCAGCGACTGACCCGTCAACAATTTTAGACGCATCAACGCTGTTTGCAGCTAGCTTTGCTAATGTAACAGACGCATCTGGAACAGGTGCTTCAGTTGCTAGCCTATAACCTACAGCTACAACAAAAACTGAAGTACCCACAGTTTGAGCGGGGAGCGTAATAGTTGTGGTAGCTACATTAAATGTGTAGTCGTCGGTAACTGCTCCTCCAACAAAAACGATATAATTATTTTTATCAGAAGCCGTGGCTCCAGTAATAACAAAATTTGTTTGCCCCGCAGTAGCAGTAAATGACCAACGCAGGGGTGTACCACTTGCACCAAATAATCCAATGTTGTTAATTACAGTATCAACATATGTCCTATTTGTCGCATCTGTGTTTACTGTAGGACTGCCAAGATTTGTAATTTTGCTGTTTCCCATGCTTAACTCGCCCGTCATTGAATCGCCAGCTTTTGAAACTTTTCCAGTATCGGCTGTATCTACATAAGTTTTAGTTGCAGCGTCGGTCCCAACAGTAGGGGTTCCAAGGCCTGTAATTTTCTGGTTACCCATTGCCAAGGCCCCCGACATTGTATCCCCTGCTTTGCTGACTTTTAAAGCAATGGAGGCGTCCCTGACTGCGTCAGCAGTATCTACATACGTTTTGTTTGTTGCGTCCTTTGCGTTTACTGGAGCAGCAAGGTCTACAATTCGACTATCTAATGCGGTATAATTAGAAGACCCTGCTTCAATCGCAAGAGTCGTGTCATTTAGCTCAGAGACCTCCTGATTGATATAAAGAGTTTGGGTAAGGGCTGTGTCTAGGTCGCTAGCAAGCAACGTGGAGCCGTTATTAAAGTCTACTAAAGGAGTTATTCTATTCGTTTCTCTTTTAATACGAACATTAGCCCCGGCAGCTGGTGCATTCCCGGCAGTAAAGACAACAGCCTTTGGGCTTGTCTGGACGGTATAGTGAACCCCCTGTGTTTTTTGAACACCATTTACGTAAGCTTTGACATTTGAGATATCCAAATAATCAAAAGTAAATGAATATGTAGCTGGGGCTGTATAATCGATGAATGTAAGGGCCATATTGTTTAGTCTTTCTGTTTACACTATTCTTGAAGCTGTGACAAGAGTTGATCTACGCTTTCGCCTCTTCTTAAGGCTAATTTAACTCTGTTAACCTTGTTAACTTGAGTATTCAGGGTGGAGAACTCTTTCAACAACGCCTCTTTAGCGAAGGCACGATATCCAGAAATT